TTTGGGATGATGCAGGAGTTGATCTGCCCCGGCACGAAGGCGCATGTTTCTGGGCTATAGATACGATTTCCACGAACCAAAATATCCTTGTCAATCTCAAATCCGCTAACACCGTAGCCAACTTGCTGCTCAGCCCACTCTCTGAAGAACGAGAAGCTCCAAAACCGCTGGTCAACATGGCAGTCGTTGTATTTTGCATAGTCGTACTTCCGGTATGCGCTATGGCAGCGACGCATCATGCTGTACCAAGTCTGGAAAATTTTAGTCTTCTTGGTCACAGAGTCGAATTTTTCTGGATGACCAGTCAGGCAGAATAGTGGCTTCGCTTGCATCAGCACTCCTTTAAGGCCGTGTCATAGGCAGTGACGTGCGCAGGATTGATGCCGTTAGCCCATACGTCCTTGGCTGGCTCTTGCTGTGCGGGCGCGAGAAGGGCTTCGACCGTAGCAAGAGCCGACAGATATTCGTTGATCCGCTCACCCGTGCTCAACGTGAGCGGCGGCCGCGACTTAACCAACCAGATTCGCACCTCTTCCAGCTTCGACAAATCAGGCGCTTGCCGGGCGGCGAGTGCGGCAATTCGCTCAGCAAGCACCACCTCGCCACTCAGAGGCCTGGCTGCCAGGAATTGTTCGGCGTTGGCACGGTGAACGGTGGGATCTTGCAGCATGGCCTTTAGGTGGCCTAGCGCTTGCATGCGATGGCAATCGAACTGCAACGCCAGCCGCCGCCAATCATCGGTAGCCTCTTCCTCTTCCTTGCGCGCTTCTTCCCTATCCTTTTCGCGCACGGCTTCGATGTGGGCGATGAGAGCATTTTTAGCAGGTGCATTGAAAAATAGAGGATTTGATTCGTCGCAAAGCTTTCGCAGAAGATGCCGGAACTCCGGCGTATCAATCGTGCTCTCTGCTTTGCCAGAGGTGATCTGGCTTTCGGTGGTCGTCATAGTAGTCCTTATTGAGTTTTCCCTGCTTGGAGCGCCGCATCGGCTTCCAGCTTCGCCAGCTTTTGCAGCGCATCATTGAGCGCACCAGCGGCAAAGTCGTCGCCCCAAATGTAGTGATGCACTCCGGCGCCATCGGTCACGCGCATGATGAGCTTGTCATGCTTGCCGGGCTTTTTCGGCTTGGTGTCGCTCATGTTTCTCCCTTAGAGGAATGAATGGGTGGTTATTCGGCCAGGTCGCGCAGCAAGTAATACTTTACGATCTCAAGCGCTCCGACCGCAGCGGATAGTGAAATTTCGCCGTCGTATTCATGAATCAGATCGTTGATGCGACGCGTTAATTCGCCTGCTTTTGGATCTATCTTTGATGGCGGCGGAAGTTTAAGGTTGCTATTCTCCATGTCCGTCTCCATCACTCAAGACATCAAGGCCAAAGCCAAAGATGCAGGATGCAAAGATCCACGCCAGTATCGGGCCGATGAAGAAGGTCAGCGCAACAAAAGCGACGAGTGCCGGGATCAGCGCAAATAAAAGCTTGCTCATTTCGCCTCCCCTGTATCCGCCTGTTCTGGCTTGGTGGTGCGTTCCAGGTTCTCAACCCGCTTCATCAGTTCAGTGATCTGTGCCTGCAAATCTTCGCGCTCAGTGTTGTGGCGTCTTTCTTTCGCCTGCGCTTCACGGCCATGCACGGGGCAATCAGGATCTTCTGCAATGAATGGGCCTCCAATCTTGTAGCAGTCGCAGCTCATACGCCCTCCGCTTTATCAGCGCTTTGCGCGAGTTGAGCGGCAGGCTTCATGAAACGATTCAACCGCTTCTCAATGATATTTGGCAGGCCGGTCTTCCAGTCCGATGTTTCGCCGCATACACGCTTCCCATCCTCGATCCAGTCGACCACCATCGAGGCTACAGATTTAGCGATCTTCTTCGTGTCCTGCTCTTGCGCTGGAACCTGTTTAGCAAGAGCGGCAGCAGCGGTGATAGCTTCCTGAAAAGTTCCCTTGCACATATAGCCGGGCTTCAGCGCCAGTATCGCCGTAGGCAGGTCGGTAACAGGGGCAGAGACTTTGATGGTCTTCTCTATGTTGTATGCAAAATCGTGCAGCCATTGCGCCGATACGACTAGCGCACCGTCTTCCTTCCGTGCGTGACAACCATCCTCAGGGAAGCAGTTTTCAATATTTTCGAAATTCAGAGTCGATGTAGTGGCGCTAGATGCTAAAGCAGCGCGGAGGTCGGCTATTTCGGCGTCCCGGCATTCGATCGAGAATTCTGTGCGGTCGCAGCAGTTATTGTGGAACGGCTCGTAGCGCTCCTGCCAAGTCTTGATCTTACTCATGCCGCACCCCACTAGCAGAGAGGATGGCCGACAGCTTCTGCGCGAGCTTGTTGCCGTCATAGTTCGGGCCGTAGCTGCCTTGACCCGTCTGTGCTTCGCGCATCGCTTGCTCGATCTGGGCGGTCATCTGCACTACTGCCGGAGCGGGAGAGGTGGCAGCTTCGGCGGCCGCGGCTGCGACGATTTGGGCATGGGCGCGTGGCGCGTAGCTTTGCACGAACTCCACCAGGTCATGCTGCTTGATCTCGATATTCGCCAAGGTCTTCGTGCCACCCCATCCCTTTGGCCCAGCGATGCGATAACCAAGGCTGTCGCCCTTCAGGTTCGCATAGGCGAGTGTGCCGCCTTCGGCGTTCCGGCAAATTTCAAACTCGTAGATTTCGTTGTCCATGTCATTCCTTAGATGGCAAATTAGTATTTCTCGCCGCAGAATGGGCAGAAGGTGAAGATCATGTTTTGCGTGATCTTCTTCAGCTTCGTGCCGCCTTTCTTGAGCGGGTACAGGGCCGATGCTGCGGCGGTCATATAGCCAGCTTGTCGCAGCCTGTTATCCTCGATCAGCAGCGTGTAACCCTGGAGCGACACGCCGTGCTCCGTGGCTTCTGGGCTGTGTTCTTTGAAGCGCTCCAGCAGCTTCGCTTCCAGATCGGCCTTGCAATTGCATTTCTTGTCGTCGCTCATCGCTTATTCTTCCTTCTTAGATGGTTGGGTGGCGGCCATAGAGGCGCGCTGGCGAGCTTTCGATGCCTTGGCCGCTTCGCAGTCGCAATGACGGTTACGGTGGTCGTGCGCCATGCCCCATGGGTCTTCGTAGTCGCAGACCGGATTACAGGCTGGCCAGTCTGGCACGATTTCCACCTCGATCGGTTGCTTGATCTGTTCTGCTATTTGAGGGGCGGCGCGCATCGCATAGTTGATTGCGACGAAGCCTGGCGTGCAGATAACCTCGTCTTCGCGCTCGACGGCATCAATGTTGTTCAACTGGTCGCCCATGTGCTGCATCGCGACGTTGATTGCCTGAAGATCAGCGATCGACACCAGCGTATAACCGGGCGGCACTCCCCCTGCTGCTTTGAGTGCGGAGACTTGCGCTTCAAGGTCGGCAATGCGGGCAGCGCTCTTAGCTTCTGCTGCATCTTGCATGACACAGAATGCCTCCAAAGCGCGTTCAGGATCGCCTTTGAAGTAGTCCCAATACTCAACTCGAGCAAACTCACGAATCAGCGCCATAGCTTCAACTGCGCGATCGCCGTAGATATCGAAGCTCATTTGGATTGCTCCTTATTCTCAGCTCGCAGACGGTACACAGTCGCAATGTTCAGCCCAAACTTCAAAGCAATTACCTGCGGGCTGATTTCTGGATGCAGTTTCATGTATTCGCTAGCATCCTTTGCTGCTTGGGATTTTCCCCTTGTCATTTCACTCTCCTAGTAGTGCAGTTGTCATGTAAGTATAGTACCACATTGACTCGCAGTTGCAAGAAGAATTTACAAAAATAAAGCCGCCACTAAGGACGGCTTGTTGCTTATTTAATGTCCAGTCTTGTTCCTTGTGTGAGGATGGCTCCTGGAACATCTTCGCCCGCCTTGATAGCTTCAGCGATAGCCTTTTTATCTGGAGCTGGTGGCGGAGGTTCAGGCTGGCGCATGAACTTCGCAGGGATCAATGCCTCTTCGAAGATATCCACGCTTGCTGGATTCTTCTTGATCGTCAGCTCGAAGTGTGGGCACTCAACCTTTTGCACACCAGCTACCTCTAAACAAGTTTTGGTGTACTCTCTGAGATTGGCGGCGCGCTTCTCGATTGCCTTCCGACGGTCGGCCATCTCCTTCTCGGCATTCTTGATCGCGTCTGCCATCGCTTCCAGGTTCTTAATGGCGTAGGCGACGTTCTGCGCTTTCAGTTCCAGCGGATATGATTCCGCATCAATGGTATCAGCAATGGCTTGCTCGTCATCCTGAGTATCCATCAGGCGATCCACTAAGGCACGATGCTCTTGGGCGATATTGTAAAGTGACATAGTCATAGTTGCATCCTAGAAAGGTATGTCAAGGTCATCTTGGAAATCTTCGCCTCGACTTGCTGCATGCTGTCGGGCCAAGTTCTGTTCCCGCTGGCTAGGCTCACGCTTAGGTGCCGACTCCTGGCGCTGACCGCCTTGCAGTGCCACGTCCTGCACACGAATCTCTCGTGCCATTTTCTTTGCACCATCCCGGTCAGTGTATTCACGCTCAGTAAGCTGGCCTGTAACAGTTACCTTAGCCCCCTTCACCAGATACTGTGATAGCGATTCAGCACGCTTTCCGAACAACTGGCAATTCCACCAGATAGTGGGCTTGTCGCGGCCCTGGTCATCGGCAACGCTGAAGTTACCAACTGCTGTAGCTTCAGCGTTATTCAAATGCTTCAGTTCCATATCTTTCCCAAGCTGCCCTGCGATGCATACGATATTCATGCTTGCTCCCCTTCGAATTTCGATTTCAGATTGTCATAGTGCTGCTTAACGGCTTTGTTCTGTTTAGTCGCCTGCCATGCTTGAGCAAACAGCTTTTTAAGCTCATCAAGCGTTTGCGCGCCATCCAATGCCCCGATCCACTCCATAGCCAGTTCGGACGGCGTAGGTTGCGATTTAGGCGCTTTGCTAGATGCATTCCCATCGTCGTCTTCCGGAGCGATACCGCAAGCAGCCATGAGCGAGTACCGACGCGCATATGTGAGTGCTGACCCATACCCTTGCGGATCTTGCTTACCTGCTGGTACATGAAGACGACCGCCTTCAAGAAACTGGCCCGATTCATGGATGAAAACCGTCTCCACGGTGACGCCCGTCGAGTCTTCGAATGTGCGCTGCATGAGAGCGATTCCATTCTCGTGCAGGGCATCAATGACGGCCTCAATGCATGCGTCGAGTTGGACATACTTTGAACGGAAGTGCGGGTTTGTTGCAGATTTGAGTGCGGGAGCGAATCCCTGTTGCGCCTTCACGAATGAGGCGCAGATGTTTTGCTTGTCAGTCATCACTATTCCTAGGTAAGTTAGTCAGTTTATCGAAAATTGATAAACTAGGTTAAAAAGGCAAAATGCCTGCTTCCACATCTTTCTTCTGCTGTTTCTCCTGTTCTTTAGTAAGTGTTGGTCGCCAGACTTTCTCTCCCATTGGATATAGCTTGTCAGAATATGTCTGTACTAGACCGAGCTTTACGGCCTTATCGTAGGGCATCACGTGAGGGATCATTCTTCCTCCATATGCCATTG